CATCAAACTATGGTGGATTTGCCGTAAAAGCCTATGAAAATAATAGGGTCGAGATTAATAATCGGCAGGCCAGCTCGGTAACCGGAGCTACAATGGGATGGACTGTTTATCGCTGGTACGAGGATTATGTTTTAACTGGCATAAAACGTGGCAATAGCACCTCGATCATGAGTTATATGATTAATTTTGGCACTGCAAATTTATCATTTGAATTTCTGCCCGGCGGTAACGCTACTGCACCAGGAACATGGACAAGTAACTCGGATTTAAGGATTAAAGATAAGGTAGAAAGGATAAAAAAACCGCTTGAAAAAATGAAAAAAATGAGTGGTTGTACGTGGGAACGCATAGATGGGATGGGGCCTGGTATTGGATTTATTGCACAGGAGGTTCAGGCGGTATTTCCTGACGCAGTTTTTGAAAGCGGTAGCAGAGAGTTAGCAGATGGTAATGTTATTGATAATGTGCTCAGCGTTGATGTATCAGGTGTTGCAGCGGCACTACACCATGAAGCCATACTGGCACTAATGGAAAAAGTAGAAGATTTAACGAAACAGTTCGAGGCGTTAAATGCAGGAAGCTAATAACCGCCGCCTGTCATATGCAAGAACAGGCGGCGATTTCCTTTAAGGAGCAAGCTCATATAACGCTACTTCACTCGACTGTTTCTGGCGTTGATTCCAGGCGCTGTTTTCAGGCATATCGAGACGAACATCGATCCAGCTGTTCACCGGCACGTCCATCGGCTCACCTTTTGTTTTGATGATCTCACCTTCATCGCTCAGGATGTATTTGCGTTTATACAGGCGGATAGTCAGGCCGCCACTTCCTGTTTGCTCTGATTCAACAACACCTAGTTCACCCATGCCGCCAGGGTCCATTGGTGGTAGAAGTTGCCAGCCTTCTGATGCCAGGCCAGCAGATCCCGTAAGAACGTACACACCGACATCTAGGCGAGAAATGTTGACACCTTCAGCCTCAGCATTTGCTGTGCCGCTGCCGCACCATGCGAAACCATCCTCAGCTATGTCGGTACGCTGGCACACTTCCCGGCTCGTTACTATACGGGCCACTGGTGAGGCAGCTTTAAGGGAACCATCGCTGGCCTTCGTTGTGTTTGACGTTGTGTAAAATTCTGACCACGGTTGATATATACCAGCCATTGAGCGCCGATAGAAAATGCGTCCGCCGCCGCCATATGAGGTTGCTATTTGCGCTTTGTATTGATCACTAGCCATGCCAACGGCAATCACACCGACATATTGACCATTTCCTATCCCTCCTGGCGCAGCAAAATTATCCCCATTGCCACAATAGAAACCTGTTTTTAACGATGTAGCATTACCTTCCGCTAAAGAATTGATTTGCGTCCCTGTGATTCCGCCTACGCCAAAATCACCCTCTGAAAGAATTTTTCCTGAAGCGCTGTATGCATCCCTTGTAGCGCTACTTCCTAAACCGAGGTTTGTGCGAGCGTCTTCTTTGGTCGTTGCACCAGTACCGCCGTCAGCAATCCCCAGCGCACCATTGCTTCCTTTAAGAGCCAATTTTCCGATACTTGGTATAGTAACGGGTGAGCCATTGATGGTTACGGTTATGCTCTGATTCGCAGAAGTAGTGGCAAACGTCTCCCACGCACCGATATTCTCGTCGTAGTCTTTAATGAGCTGAGACATCGCCTGTGCTAGGCCATCGACAGAGATATTGTCTGATACCAGAATGCCGTACTTCTGGCCGCTCAGCGCCGGGGAAGCAGCAGGCGTTACCGTCATGGACGTGGTGCTGTTTACGGATGAAATCTGGAACATTTGGACCGGGTTAGATAAGACGATAATCGTCTGGCCAGCGCGAACCTGGCTGGCGGGAGCCGTCCAGTTTGTGCCTGTGCCGGTTGCGGTATTTCCATTTATGGCGATGGTGCCAGTGTTATAAAGCATATTTTCTCCAGGCAATAAAAAACCCCGCCGGAGCGAGGTTGATATTTAAATGGTTGGTTATTTGCAGGTGGTGTCAGTGAATGTGTTCGCACTTACCCAGCGCCAGTTGAAAGGGTATCCGGCTCGGTACTGTGTCTGGTTGTTTTGTTTGCGAACGCCGTAAATTTGAACCGTATTTTCCTGACCGCCAACGATGGCTGTGCCACTGCAAACTGGTTCCTGTTTCTCAAGTACGCCAGCGCAGCCAGACAGCGTGACAGCCCCAGCCAGGCAGATGAGTAGCTTATTCATGTGATGGTATCCCAAGGTATTCATGAACTTAGACAATACCAACATGAAAGAGGCGGGTATAATTGATTAGATAGATCAATTATCTGTTATTGATCGCTCAAAACGATCAATCAGTCGTAGGCCGCTGTATTTATCGCTGTTAATGAAATCCCAGTATTTGTACCGCCTCCCGGCGCCCCTGTCCCCGTTGAAGTCCCGCCAGCGTTTACCCTCGTATTTGTTCCATCGAACCTGCATGACGAATACGCATTGATTGTGTAAATGGTAGGAGGTTGGGTGGAGTTATTTACGATTATGGTCTGACCCAGCTGTGCAGGAGCGACAGCCCACGAACCGCTGAGCGTCTGGTCAATATTGATCCCCCCGTTTGCGCCCGGCGTGCCAACTGTCTGCAGGTCTGATAAAACGCGAGACTCATTTGTCAGCACAAGCTTTCCAGCGGCGTCCCAAATAGCCAGACCCCATTTCGGTAATGTCTGCGGGAATACGGCAAATACATATACTGTCAGGGTGAAACTCTGGTTATAGGGGTTAACCCCGCCAACATATATATTACCGCCATTCCTGTAAGACATAACAGGCGTGGGCTGTGCTGTATTGGTGGTTTTAATAAATACCATCACAGGATAACTTGCGTTCAATGCGATATTCTGTGCAACCTGCTGAGAACTGCCATTAGCGGATGAATTAAAGGTGTACTTTCCATAAAGACAAAAAGGTGTTGATTGTGGTGTAACAAAGGGATTCCCGTTATCCATTAATATCATTGCGCCAAATTCGGCCATTATGATTTCTCCATGAAAATGACCACCTCACACTTTGATGCCGGATAATTGCCCAGTCCTACAGTAGAGGCCGCTGATACGGTTATCGTGTTCCCCGATGCTACAATGCGCCGACCTACACTGCTTCCTCCTTCATCGAGTGAAAGAATAAAGCCGACTTTCATTCCAGAGGGAATCGTAAAAGACCAACTGCCGGATGTTTGTCCGGCAGCCAGTTGTATACGCCCAACAACGGAAACTGGCTTGATACCGTAGTTATTGGGTTTCCCTGCCGCGTCCCAGGTCTGTATCCCGTAGGCCATATCAGAACACTCCCGTTAACCTGCCAACCTGCACCCTCAGTACATTACTGCCGTCTTTGACGCTGATTGTCTGGTTGGTCTGCTTCATGGCCCCCTCTCCTGCCGTCGAGCCATAGTTTTCAAAGGTACCAGTCTTATCCAACTTCCAGCCTACAGACCCTGCAACATAATTATTGGACTGGATGTAATTACCGATCTTAGCGTTAGATATGGTCCCGTCCTGGATGAATGTATCTCGGATAAAAGTCTGGCCGTTCTGGATCACAAAGGGCAATGCTACAGTGCTGCCAGCCTGGGTGGTTACGGCGAAACGATCTGCCAGGAAGATAACCTGCGACTGCATACCAGAAGGCGTGTTCTCTACGCCGATCCCCATCCCTGCAGCGTAATACTGCCCGTTAGCGGCCACGCCAACTTTGATGTTATACATCGCGCTGATGTTGCCGTTAATATCAGCCACCGCATTAGCGGTTTGCGTGATAGCAGCAGTCTGTCCATTCACCGTTACGGTCAAAGAATTGATTTTTGTTGCAGATGCCTGAGTGAAGTCAGCCAGGGTTTCGGTGAGATCGGTTGCGTTGGAAATATTGCCACCGGCAGATGCATCCAGCGTAACAAGAGCACGGGCAACCGCCGAACTGGTATCCGCAATCGTTGTGTCAATGCGGTCGATGCTGGCGCTGTTTCCGGCATTCGTCACAGTTTGAGATCGACGCGAAGTAACCTGCGCCAGCCCGTTCTGGATTATGGCGATAGCGGAGTTCTTCACCCCTCCCGTCATGCCATCCATCGATACAGAAATCTCGTCGATCTTCACAGCTGCCTGAGCCAGACCATCAGCGTTTTCCTGAATGGCCAGCGCCTGCTGCTCAATGTCGTCGGCATTCTGTTTGATGTCGTCAGCCATTCCAGCAATTTTTTCATTGCTGTCGACGGCGTTCTCGATCAGGTCCTTAAACGTGTCCGATTCTTTGATATCCTCCAAGATGGCATCAGTGATGTCGGAAACATCGATGCTGGCCTGGCCCCGAACCCAGTCTATGAACCCCGATTCGTTGCCGTTTCGGTCCACCAGCTGCGCCCGGTACCAGAAAATCTGTCCCGCCTTGAGGCCCATCTGTTGATATTTGCGCTGCGGGTAAGGCACATCGGCCAGCAGCATCGCATCGTCTTCGGTACCGGTGAGGCTGTACTGAATTTCCGTCTTCAGCGTGTCG